TTCCACCTTGTCCGCTTGGTACTGTAAAACGATAATTTGTAACATTATCATAAGCACCACTTTCGGTGTCATACACTACACTATTAAATTGAACTTTTGTTATAGTGTCATCAGATATAGATTGAAGTGCTGAATTTCTTGCTAAAAAAGCTGGAGTGTTAGTTAAACCACCAGATATAGTTACACCATTAGGTACACTGATGGTCTCGCCCGATTGACCAAGAGTCAGGGTTCCAGAGCCTGTGATTGTTTCTATGTTTGTTGTTTTAATTGTTCCCATAATTTTATCCTATTAATTTGTATCCATTAAAAAAACCGCCATAGTTACCCCAATCAGTAACACCATTCATATTTCCATAAATTTCTATATAATCTCCTACTGATAAATCTAAAATTGAAACTAATGAAAATCTATAAACATTTATATAAGCACTAGAACTAGCAAAGTCTAATTCATTATAATCAGCTTGTGAACCATTTTTATAAATTTTTCCTTGAACCATTGTTGCTGTACCACCAGTTCCCCAAGATATATAAGGTGTTGCTTGAATTAAATATTTACCAGCTTGACCAGATGGCACAGTAAATCTTGATGTACTTGTATCATAAGCACTATCAGTATCAAATATTTCACTTGCAAAGTTTAATTTTGTTGTTGTGTTGTTTGCAATTCCAGTTTGGCTTCCAGATGTAGTTGCACTCCATGCTGGAGTGTTAACCGCCATAGTCTGACTCGCACCACTTGCTAAAGCTACCGTCTCACCACTAGAACCTAATGTAATGGTACCAGAACCTTGTGAAGATTGATGTTTAATATTATCTACAAATAAATCACTCATTATACTACCGTTAATGTTCCGTTAACAACGACTGTACCTGTAAAGGCCGCTGGCCCACAGACCATCATGTTATCTCCTGCACTAATCGTAATGTTCGAAGATATCGTTGCTTTGTTTTCATATCCACCATTGATGGATTTAATCATTCCATATTCAATGGAGTTTTGTCCTGCTGTAGTTTCTCCAATCGATTTCCCTTGGAAGACTACATAAATATTATTGGTTCCTGATGCGGGAGCTGCTGTAAAACTTAAAGTGGTTCCTGATACAGTGTACGCGGAAAACGGATCCTGCCTCACGTTTCCGATATAGACTTCAATCTCTGCTGTCAAAGTTACGGTTTGCGATAAAACAAAATTAGTAGTAGTACCATCACCAGAAAACTGTTGAGAGTTCATGGTGATTAGGTTGGTTTTGGGTGAGTTTCCTAAATATGCCATCTCATCCTCCTATGAACTTATACTATCTACTGCACCTATTATACAATCAATAGAAGAAGGAGTATCACTTTTTACATAAAGCTCATCGCCTGATTCCAATACAATTTTAGATCCTCCATCAATTAGTTCTAACGAACCTCCTGAAATAATCGGTACCGATTTAATTAAATAATAATCTGTTGCGGATCGTTTGATATACACATCTGCATTTATGGTTGTACCTACAGTGTTTGCTAAACGAATACTAATTAAACAATCATAACTATTAACTGCTGCATTATTTAATACTGATACAGCAGTATCTCCTATATTTCTGTTTAAATAATTTCTAAAGTTTTGTGCCATAATTCTCCTATAAAGCTATTGCCATTGCTACTGCAAATCCTTCTGAAGCTCCTGCTGCTGGTTTATCAACGAAAGATAATGTTCCAGATCCATTTGTTTCTAAAATTTGATTAGTTGTTCCATCTGAAGTTGGAAAAGTGTACGCTCCATTTATATTTACAGTTCCTGTTGTTTGTACACCTGTATTAGTTGTGGAAATCTTTGCATTTCCAGCATATGCTAAAGTTGCTGTACCTCCATTACTAAAAGAAGCTAAACTAGACCCATTTCTTGCTTGTAAAAGGATTGAGTCAGATTTTAATCTTAAATTATGACTTACATTTGGTGTTTGAATTATATTATCTGTTCCTCCACCAGTTGTATCATGAAAAATTTCTAAATCTGTTCCAGTTCCAAAAATAATTTTTTCATCATCAGCAAAATTAGTATTATCACTTGCATCTTTAACTACAGATTTTAAAGCAGGTAATGTACAAAATACATCTTTAGTTCCACTTGTAAAAGTAACCGCTGCATCGGAATTAGAACTAGATATTATTGTAGTTCTTTGTAAAGTAGTAGAGGCACTTAAAGTTCCTAAACCAACTTCCCACTCATCTTTATTTGGGTTAACGATAGCATAATAAGTCGTATTACCTGTTCCAATACCTGAGTTGAAACTTTCGAAATCAGTAACTGCGCCCGCTAAGGTAAAGTCTCCTGTACCTGTAGTGGTGCTTGTTTCTTTAACTCTATCGTTAAGCACAAGTGCCATCTATCCTCCTTAACCACTAATTCTTAAAATCGCAGATGTTGAATTAAAATCTGGGAATTGAATTGTAAATGTACCAGCTGTTGCTGTTTTATTTCCACCAAAATCTAATACCGCAACTGCTTTGTTTGATTCAGATGTATTATAAATTAATGCACCTCTTGCTGTTAAAGTTACTCCTGTAAATGATAAATCACCAAAATCTACAATTGCTACTCCTGTATCAAGTGATGTCGCTTGTCCTGTTAAAACTCCACCTCCTTGTACATACTGTCCTGTATCACCTACTTGACCGCCTGTACTGTCTCCAGGATATGCTGTTGTTGCTGCTGATAAATTTGCTGTGTCTTCGTATAGTGCTAATTTGAAAGTATCTCCACCAGTTTCTAAATCGTGAATACCTTCAAGTATTTCTTTCTTGAATGAATTTGCTACCGCTTGTTGTATTGCCATTTTAAACTCCTTATATAAATTTTATGGTGATGGTGAAGGTACCTTTATTCTTGGAACCCCATCATCAAATTCCGCTCTACGTCTTCTACCCATTTGTTGAAGAGCAAAAGCTTCTATAGAACTATCATACCTTGTTTTATATAGATTGTACATATCCATAGGGCCTTTTAAGTAAGAAAAGGCTTCTACTAGTACACCATACAACAACATTCCTTCTTGGTATGTAGAAATATAAGTTGTATTAGAATTATCAAAATGAGGTGGATTTATTATATAATTTAATTGAACTGCATAAGACTGATCTGGGGTAGGTGCGACTACAATATTATTTTCATCCCAGTTGGCATAATATTTAGGTAAACCTGTATCTCCTGTAGTATTATATTCAGTCACAAAACTTGTATCTCTTTTTTCCATAAAAACTCTATCCCCTGTTTGGTCTGTAGTAGTAAATGTTTGAAGAGATCTTATAATTAAAAAATCAGCAGGCATAACTAAATATCTTTTATTTGCATTAAAAGATGAAGTTGCATATTTTCTTAAATCATCATAATCTACTTTACCTGCAATATCGAGTTCTGTGTTTCTTATAAATTGATCAAGTAATGTATCTGACAATACATTCGAATCTACTTCAGTGTAGTTTCTTACTTGTGTTAAAAAATTTGAATAAGTAATTGCCATTAGTTCCTCTCGTATCCTAAAGCTTCATCTGTATTAATTAAATCAGGATCAGCTAATATATCAATTCTTGTTACTTTAGTAACATTTCCTTTATTAATTTTAAATTCGGTTTCAACATCTATAATATTTGTATTTGAAGTATAATCTTCTTCTAAATTATCATCTGTAGTTGTAGCAAAATAAAATTTATAAGTAGCCATTATGATATTCCTATTGTTACATATCCAAGATTAATTACTGCTTCTCTTTTTCTATTTTCTGCAGCACCATCAAGAGGTTGCATGCCATTAGAGTTAAAAGCAAAAGCTCCTGGTAAAGTTAAATCTACAGTAGCTCTGCCACCACCTCCAGATAAAATTGTAAAATTTTGAGGTCTTGCATTCATTAATGCAACACCATCTGCTCCTCTATTTCTAGGATCTAATTGTGGATGTTTAGGCTCGTATTCAGATCTATGAACCAAGGCTCCCGTCCACTCTTTAACCATTTCTCTGTATGGAAAAGCTTGACCAGATCGATCTGAAATTGCTAATGCATATTTACCTGTTGCTCTAGTTGCCATTATACTCCATCTCCATAAAAGGTTTGCGGTGAAATATAAACTGAAGTTCTTTGACCATCTTCATTTAAAGCTCTTTGTAATTCATCTTCATAAACTAATTTTAAATTAGAAGTTAATTGAGGATTTTTTAAAAAAGATAAATAATATGCTAAACCAGAAATCATGCATGGTATAAATCTATAAGCGACATCTGCTTGATTAGTATAAGAGCCTGCATCTTCAATTCTATTAATAGTATAATATTTTAAATGTGTATATGTTGTAGCATCTGGTGCAATATACAAGTTAATTATTGGTGTAGTTTGTCTATCTACAAAATATTGTGAAGGTTGTCCTTGTGTTCCTTTATTGGGTAAAGCAGCATAAGCTGATCTATCAATCTTAGTTAAAGATATATCATTTGTTGATGTAGTAATTCCTGAACTAGTTGAAATGTAAGCCTCTAAAACATCAGATACGCTTGATGGTACAGTGTATGAAATTGTACCTGCTGTTAATGCTTGTGTTTGTAATTCAACTTTCCAAAGATGAACGCCACGATTACCCCATTCTGAAAATAAAATATTTAAATTTCTTCTTGCTCTTTTTAAATCATAACCAGACATACCATTTACTCCACATCTGTTATATGATTCTTCTATTATTTCATCTATATTTAAATCAAATGCTGTTGTTCCTGAAGTAGCCATTATAACAATCCTTTATAATATTTCATTGCTCCACCTTTAGAAGCTTGTTTAACACATTGACCACCAACATTAATATAACCTGGAGGACAAGTTACAGCTTGATTATCTTGTGCACCTACTGTTTGTAATTTTTGAGCTGCAGTTATAGTAGGAGACATATTCATTGCTTTTCTTCCAACGATAGTATCTCTAGCAGCACCAATTGCATTAAATATAGTTGCTCCAGGGATAATATTTGCAGATCCAAGAACTTTTTGTCTTGCTTTAAAATTATCTTTAAATGATGTTATAGACTCTGTAGGAATACCAGGATCAACAGGGCCTTGCGGTGATCTTACTTGACCAGTAACTGATGTATTTGGAGACATAGCAGCTTTACCAGCTCTTGCATCAGCTTGTGCTCCTTTGAAGAACTTTTGTACTCTTAGTTTTTTTCTGGCCATGCATATTCCTAATTATATTAAATCTTTATAATAATCCATTGACTTACCTGGTTGTAAATTTTCATCTTGTAATCCCATACCAGATTGTCTAGCTGCTCCATAACCTCTTTTCATTTCTCCACCCATAGATTTTTTCTTAACTATATCTCTTATATCTTTTGCATCTGGGAGTTTAATTGATCTTACATATTTAGAAAATTTATCTTCTTCCTTTTTACCATCTGGAGTTTTTACCATTTTACCTTCTCTTGCTTTCAAAGGTTTCATTTCAGGTTTTTCTCTTCTAATTAATTTAAAATCCTCACCAGATATTTTACCATCTTTATTTTTATCTAATTTTCTTTGACCACCTTTGAGTTCACCACCATAAGCTTTTTTATCATATTTTGCAGCTTGCCGTACTGAAAAAAGAGGATTTTCTGCAACTTCTTCTAATATATCTAATTGTTTTTTAGTCATTCCACCTTTAGCTTTTTTATTTTTTCTTCTTATTAATTCTTTAACGCCTGGATAGTCTTTAGCTTTACCTTTATAAAAAACTCCTTCAGGTAATAAAGGAATTACTTTAGGTTTTGGGTCTTTTGGTTTATTGTCGTTCATGCCGCCTCCTGATTTCTGTACGGGTTTAATTGGTTTAGTTGGTTTGATTGATTTAGGATTTAATGGCTTACCACCTTTACCAGTAGGCTTAACCACAACCATTTCAAATGTATATTTTTTGTTCATAAATCTATCATACCTCCATAGTATTTCTTTGTAAATGTACTAACATTTGCAGGTTTA